TCTTGGCTTTTAGTGATAGATCCTGTAACAGTTAGTAATTGCTGGAATGCTGGGCGTAATTGGTCATCTAGTACGCCAGTTACCTTCTGTAAGTTGGCTATGTAGTATTCAACAGACGGAATTGCAAAGGCGTTGCCTGTGTTACGTAATTGTATTTCTAAAGATTTGGCGGCCTTCTCATCTTCCATAAATGCAGTAACGGCCCTTTTACTAAATGCTAGTAATTTTTGAGCTGCAAATACGCTAGCAAAAGTCTTGCCTAATTTATTGACTGTTTGTTCAAAGGCTGTTAATTCTTTTTTGCCTTTTCTTAATCCTTTATTATCAAAGGTGCTAACTGCACTTACAATTAAATTGGCCACTATGCTGTCCTACGTAATTGAGTTTTATTTTTGAAGTCTGTGGCAACTGTATTTATGGCCTTGACTACAGCTGGTATAACCTTATTAGATTCTTCAAACCAGGCTCTATAAATCAAGCGACCTCGCTGTTTGCCTTCGCCCTTCATTTGGCTAATCGATTCAGCAGATTCTATAAATTGAATACCAGCATTGGGGTTAAGGCTTTCGGAGTTAGGAGCGCCCCTGCGGTTTTTGCGCCCAGCAGTTTCAAATATAGCGCCAGGTGCAGATATGTTGGCCACATAAAATGCAGCAGCAAACCCACTACGATTGCGCCGATTTGTGCCAGCATTGTATTTTATTAAACTTTTTGCTAGTGAATAGTCATAAGCTGGGAATGCCCGATAGTTAATAGTCTCACTAGATGATGTGCCTTTGCCCCATCCGCTTAATACTTCACTTTGTTGTGGTAAATAACCACGTGCAGCATCTCGGACAATAAGCATCGCTGTTTTAATATCTTTAGCCATCTGCTTATTAAGCTCTGGCTCTACTTCACGCATAGCCTTTTGGAGTTGCTTAACGCCGTTTACCACGACTGGCATTTCGGATCTCCTTAGCTCTGTCGGTTAGGACTTGTATGATTGCGGCATACATTTCGCTATCCATATCAATAAACTCTCTAGGCGGTATCCCTGTCTCTACGCTCAGTTGTGCGATGCTGTAAAGTATTGAATCCCGCTGTATTATTTTTTTTCTTCGTCTAACACCTCAACAGTATCTAAACTGTCTATAAACTCAACGCCCCATAAAGGTATTTGAGCGCCAGCCCTGCGTAAGCATTCGTAAGCAAGCCAAAAAATTTCTGTTTGCCTTTCGTGCTCACGCAAGACCTTGCTAATTCCTGAGCCGTACTTTAACTCGAAAGCGTACTCGACACCTGGTGTTATCTTGTGCTCTGATACTTCACCATTAGCCCTTGTTATCTTTAGCTTTGCCATTGTTACTCCTTAGTTAGAATGCCACCGATGGGGACACTGTTATTGCGGAGTTTACTGTAAAGGACAGACTTGATGTTGCAACTTCAGCCACGCCGCCTTGACCGATTGGAGTCAAGTTATTTACCAAAATTGAGAATTGGTAAGTAGGGTTTGTAGCTGATACGGCAGTGCCCTTAACAGTGATTACTGATACTGCTAGGGTCTTGCCAAATGCTGCGCTTAATGTTTCGTTTACCTGACCAGCTGCCCAGTCATTGATAAAGTCGATTGTAAATGTGCCTGATTGTAGGCCAGCAACAAACTTATGAGCTGTATCGCCCATAGCGGTTACTTCTAACTCATCTACGATCTGATTAATTACAGCATTAGTTACATAAGCGCTAATGTCGATTGAAGGTACAGTTGGTGCAGCATTAGTAGCCAACTTAACACCAACGTTATTATTTAAGTATATTGCCATTGTTATTCCTCGTCTTTCTTAGTTTGTGCAGTTGGTTTTGGTGCGTCTTTAATTTGGCCTGTCTTTTTCAAGAAGGCTAAGTCTTCTTCGTGTGTACTCATTTTAACTCCAGCTCGTTAGGATTGATACAGTTATTTCTGACGTTAATAAATCTCCACTAGCTGCATTGGTTATAGCTGGAGCGGAGACACTTGATATATTGTAAACCAGGGTAGATGCCGCTAGTTTGGTTACTACTGCCACAATAAAATCTTCCATACCTTTTAGGTTGCCTTGATTGTCAAATGCAGGTGTGGTCATTAAAATCTTAAAATTAGCCAAGGGTGCAATAGATGTCTGGCTGTTATTGTTAGGCGTAATGTAAGGATCGCCAGGAGTAACCACAACGCTGTTTGCGAGCAAAGTTGCAGGTGGAAAACTAAAGGTACTCCATACTCCATTGTTTGTTAAAGCTGTGGCTAGCGTGCCACGTAGTGTGGTTATCGCTGCCATTAGCCCACCAGTGATGCAGGTGCTGAATAAGGCTGGATGAGGCCTCGTACACGATTTATAAGCTGATAGCCCATCCGATAAGGGCTTGCGCTGACCCCATCCATACCTACCCCACCAGTTTGGCTAACTTGTCTGGCTTGCCAGATGTCCACGGCGAGAATCATCGCCGCTTCTCTGATTGCGGGGATCACAGCATAATCATCTTCTTTTTTATCTGGGCCTACAGCTTTGCCATAGGGCAGAATTCTGTGGAATGGATCGTTAGCGTGTACTTTAGCAAATTGGATAAATGAATAGCCGTTTGGCCAAGAATAGTTATAAAAGAAATTATAAAATGTATTTTGTATTGATACTGGGATATTTGATCCAGGTATTGTGCCAGTAATTACGTGCTGGCCACCATAGATGCTGCCGCATCCTTCTACAGCTATGGTTTGTCCTTTTACAAATATGCCAGGGTTTGCTAATACTAAAGTGGCTACGTTGTCTTGTAATCCTGCTGCTACAACAGGTGCATCGTTAAACCATAGATATTGATTGAGAAGGTCCTGAGCCGATTGACAGACTTCTTCCACAACGGCGTCAGTATAGAGAGTGCCAATACCAAGATTGGTGCGTAACTCGGCTTTGGTTACATAAGTGGCTGCCATTGTGTCCTCTCTTAAAAAACTCCCCCAGGGCTAGGGCTACTAAACCCCAGGGGATTACTTATTTGTTAATTACGCCTTTGCGAATTTGATAATTCCGTAAGGCATTTTGGCGATTGTTGCCATAAATCCGTAGATCGCAACTTGTACCTGTAGGTTAGATACAACGTTTACAGACATATAAGCCTGTGGTGAGCGATATACAGTAAATGCTTCTGGTGCAAGGATGATTGCTGAGTTATCATCAAATGTGGTTTCTGAGAAGTTCTTGTCTACGTATAGATCAAGTCCTAATACATTTCCACGAATCGATGTAGGGCGTACATCTCCAGCTGCGTTCATTGGTTGAATCGCATTGTAAATTGGTCGCTTTGTTGAATCAACTGCGCCCATCAAAGCTTGCCATTGTGCTGGGTTTCCGATGTAATTCTGTGCAAAGAATCCAGTGTTCTCATAAACTAATTTAGCAGCTTGTGAGGTGTAAGCAATAATTCCATCGCTGTCTGCGGTGGTTGCTGATGCGTTTGTACCAGCAGAAATTAAAGCAGCCACTACAGCTGTATCAATAGTTGTTAAATATGCATTTTGTAATTGTTGTGTTAACTCTGCATAAAAGTTAGGGTCTGAACGCTCTAACAACTCGACAGATAGTGTATTCATACCTGAGTACTTAGACACTGTACCTGTTAGGTAAGCGGTTTCCATACCTGTATTAGATACTGCACCTGCTTCTGCCTCTACAGTTACTGTAGGTGCTACGCCAGTGCCGCCACCTGCTGAAGTTACAAGTGATGGTACGTTAATAGTCATACCTGATGCTGGGAGTGTGCCTTGTGAACATGCATCGATAGCTGGTGTACCAAAACGTGTGTTTGTTACAAACTCAGTTAGGTATTGTGTTGGGTTAAATGCTGGGTTTGTTGAAAATGAATCATCTGCCGCAGCAATATAGAGTTTAGAATCTTCGCTACCTAGTGCAGCCTTGATCTTATGCTCTGTGTACTTCGCCATTGAGTTAATTGGTGAACGTACTGAAGTTTGGATAACTGGTGCTGTAATTGTTGGGCGAGCAGCTTCTACTGTAGGAGTAGCAGCCTCTGCCTTTGCTTCTTGTGGCGCTGTTGCTAAATCTTCCACAGGAGCCTCGCTTTCTGTTGTTTGGTTTGTGTCCTCTGCTTCGTTTTCACTAGCAGCAACTTTAGTTACTTGCGCAGCGCTAAACGCTGGGCTTTCTACCAGGCTAACCTCTCTTAGTGTTGCACTGGTTACATATAAATAATCTTTTTTCTGTATAGACTTGTTTACGTCTACTCCGACAGACAGGCCGTCCACTAATTGCTCTTGTGCAAGAATTAAAGCGTCTTGACCTTGCATGCTAGAGCTAATCTTAAAGCTAGCGTAAATGCCATCTTCTGCTTGGTTAAACTTTTGCATACGACCTATTGGCTTTTCTGGTCTGTGCTGCATTAACATTTTAACTTTGCCTGGATCTCCAATATCTATTGACCCTTTAGCAAAAACAACCTTACCAACGGAAGTATTACCTACTTCTTCAAATGGCACGATCTTGCCAGCAATAACTCTGCGCTCTGTATCGGCAGCTTCTATGTGGCTACTGAATGTAAGTTTCATCTTCTGTTTCTCTCCCGTTAGGTGTCATTTGTTCCATTTCTTTAGCATCTTCCACATCAATTAAACCTAAAGCCAACATTTTTTCTATTGCTTCTAGGCGCTTCATTGTGTCAGCTCTTAAAAACGATTCCTCGATTTTGAATTTTACGGAATGTCCTCTTGGTGTTACGTCATCTAAAGATAGCCTATCCTCAATCGCACAGATAAACGGCTGTAGCGAGTAGGCTACAAACTCTTTACGACCATCAATAATATTTTGATATGTCATTGAGTTGTTCATATCTGCGCTTATGTAATATGCAGGTACATTCATAGCACGTGCAATTTGTGTAGCTAAATATTGTTGTGCTTCGTTATACATCATATCTTTAGGACTAAATCCTGTAGTTTCGTAAGACAATGTAGATGTTAAATATGCTGTAGATCTATTTAAGCGACTTTGTTTCCATTGTGCTAATAATCCAGATACTTGCTGCTCTGGTAAATCTGCGCCAGTGTTTTTAATGTAACCACTTGGCATTGGTGTTTGTGCGGATACGGCTGCGGCTTTTTCAATATCTAAAGCGCTTTGTATTGTACGTGCAGCTGTAGTTAATACACCTTGTGTTAATCCTTGAAATGTGATAAGTGAGCCAATGCCTGACATTGGCGCTCTAACTCCATCAACAAAATATTCTTCTACTTCTGTACCAAACTTATTTGTTGTAAATGTAACTCTGTTATTGGCAACCCATTCAAAACGTGATGGTCTTAAATCATCTGCATATAATTCTGTTACACGCCAATATGCAACACCATAAAATAAAAGACTATCGACAGTCCATGATATGGTGACGGATCTTGGTTGCCGATAGTCTGGTTGTTCGAGCCATAGAGGGTTCCCCAACTCCTCACCATTAGACTTTTTGTAAAGACCTAACGGCAAGTAGGAAACTACACCAGCTATAAGATTTCTGCAACGTGAAACCGCAGGTACTTGCATTGCTAAATTACGATCTAATCCACCAGGGAAATTACCAACACCTGTTGTAAATGAACCATAGCCATAGGCTGTGTCCATAATGGCAGGGGCGTATTGCGCTTGGACAGTTTCAGTTTTTTTAGTTATACCCAAAGCAGACAATAGACCCATAGATGTACTTTATACCATAAAACGGACTAATAGTGCAAATTAGACAAAGATTTGTGCGGTTTGTTGTGGTTTTGTTAATTGACTTACGACCATGGCCAGTGATATGGCGGCGGTGACTTCTCCAGCCGATTTGCGCCTGATTATCCTAAAGCCAAAATCTGAGGTTTTAGCTGCGCAGTTATTTAAGTGCTGTACTAAGTCTAGCTGACCTGAATGAACCATTGTGCCCTGCGCCAGGGCGTTAGCTAAATCAGAGCAAGCCTGGTAGAAGCTCTGCCCGCTTATGTCCTGTAATTTCCAGCCGCTTTGCTCTAATTTTGTAGCGACTGTTTGTGTGGCGTACTTGTCAAAGCAGATTAAATGTGGGTGATATTTTCTAGCCCATTCATTTACATCACTTGCCATTTTCATTTCATCTATGGCTATATCGCTATACCATAATTGGGCTAAACCTACGGCTATCTTTCCGTCTTTTAATTGACCCATAACTAAAGCGCCAGAACGTCTAGTAGGTGCAATATCAAAGGCCATTATGGTTTGTGGCCCGACAGGGATTTCTAATGTGCTATCACTACACGCTTCTATTGATCCATAAGCCCATGGGCTAACAGCTGAATCTACCCATTGGCATAACATCTCAGTACGTGTAGCTTCTATGCTATTGGTGCTTACCGATTCTTCTAGTGTTTGCTCAGTTATTAAATGGCCTAGTGCTGGGTTTGCCATAGCCCAAGCTTTACGATCATTTATTTTGCAATGTTGAGGTGCGCTATATTCGTAATACCCTAAATTGTCGGGTGGATATGATAGGCAGCGTTCTTTTAGGTCATTAAGCACTGTACTAAATCCATCACCAGCATTGCTAGTCATTAAAGTCATTGAGTTAGGCCTTGCACGTGTTACAGGTAATGCAGCCGTAAAAGCTTCTTCTGACCATTCACGTAATTCGTCCAGGTATAAGAAATCTGCGGTCTTACCACGTGGCGCATCTCTTGTAGCTGCGGCTATCTCATAGCGAGCGCCGTTTAATAGTGTTATAGATTCTTGACCATTAGCCAAACGTATTTGTCTTACCTGGTCTTTTAAGAATTGATTATCTTCTATTGTGTATGCGACTTGTCTAAATGTATCTAATGCCATATTTCGATTAGATGACATGCCCAGGACATTTTTAGAACCCCATAAGAACAAATGTGAGAGTATAAGCATGCGGGCTAAATGTGTCTTACCATTTTGACGTGCTACTAGCAATAACGCTGTTTTCTTGCGCCAATTATTGTCATCATCAATAGTTAATAAATCTTCTAGTACCCAGCGCTGCCATGGGATTAAAGGTAAACCTATTTTGTCAGCTAGATCAGATACTTCTTGCAGCTTGCTATTGCCTTTAAGTAACGGCGTGTGGATTCTAGGCTCGGTGCTACCGATTAGCCCGACCCCTCGTTTATTCTGGCTAGGTTTAGTATCAATCTGCATCAAAATCCAACGTATCTGGTTTAGAAAAAGGTGAGTCTGGCACTGTCCTGGTGGTCTCAGGGAGAGAAGGTTTGAA